CTCAATCAGCGAACTAAGGTTACGGCCAGATTCAAGCACAGTTTTTATTAAAACTTGATATTTACCTTCAACATCTGGATCACTCTCATAGTCCAACTGATCTATGTCTTTTTCTGCCTCTAAATTAACAAACAGCTCTGGTAAATGATATCGTAGTTCTTCTTCTGCTTTTGTCATTTGTTCTATCCTTTCAAAAATCTAAACAAACCTGTCTTCATTAACACTTCATTTATGACATAATTGAATTATCAACACAAGCAAAACGTTGCGTGACAAAGCAATAAAATATGAGGATAAAACAAGAGAAAAAGGCAGGAAACTTCGAGGGGGCAGGTAATATGTACCGTTTGTCCCACTAGTTGCAGTATAACACTTCTAGCTGAAGAATAAAAAAAAATAAAAAAAGTTCAAATGAAGTGTTACAAGTGGGACAAGTGTTACAAAACCTACTTTAAGCTATGTATACTTGAAAACAGGTTTGTCCCACTTCTAGGCTATATGTCCCACTTGTCCCACTTCTTTTAACAAATAGAGCATATTAGAACATTTTGAAAACCACTAAAATTTAGTTTTTGCCTTATTTGTCCCACTTCTATATATAAGAACTCATGGTAACACGCACTGCAAACACCATCTCAAGGGATGTCGAGGAACAACACGGACGTAAACTAACGAACCGCCAAAAGGAGTTCGCTAGGTATTATGTCGAAGGAATTTATTCCAATGCGGAATGTGCCCGTAAATCTGGATATAGTCCAAAAGTTGCTAAAACTTCTGCAAGCACTTTATTGAACGGCAAAGATTATCCTCATGTTGTAGATTATATAACTGAGCTTCGGCAGGAAAGAGAGCGTCGATATGGCGTCTCTGTTATTGGTCAACTTAAACGTCTTCATGAATTGTCTGTTGGAGCTGAAGACGCAGGACAATTTTCGTCTGCAATTAATGCGGAAAAGATCCGATCTGCTTTAGGTGGATTGACTGTTGATAGGCGTGAAAACATTCATTCACTAGATGATCTCACTCGTGAAGATATAACAGCGAGACTGGCCCAACTCCAAAAACAATATCCTCAAGCATTTATCGAGGGAGAATATTCTGAGGTAAAAGATGTCAACACCAGAAGCGAACTTTTGGAAGACGATCAAAAAAAATCTACCGCCTAAATCCTTTGCTACTCGTATAGAAAACCGTCACGGTGGCGGAATACCTGATGTGCATATTATATGGGATAATCTACCTTTCTGGTTAGAACTAAAAGTGACCAAAGCGAACGCGGTAAATCTCTCACCTCACCAAATCGCGTGGAATACTGCATATTTTCACAGGGGAGGGTTAAGTTTCATCTTAGTAAAGAGGGTCGGGGAGCGAGGTCTATTTTTATTTGAGGGTGGTCGGTCGTCCGAGGTTAAAGAACAAGGATTAAAGCTAAAACCGTTGTTTTCGGGTTCGGGCTTCGGGGATCTCTGGTCCTTGATTCGGGCACAGGCACCTCTGGTCCTATAACCATAACTATAACAATAACTATTCGGGTTTCGGGCTTTTCGGGTTCGGGATAATTCGGGCTTTCGGGCTTCGGGTCTTGGAGCGTTAACCAGAACCATAACTAGAAAGGATATGAAAGCATTATGGCCCTGGTGTTAACGCTGCTAGGCTTTGTAGACCTGGGCTTAGTATACCCTGGCGCGAACGCCAGAGCAAGTTTTATTATGAGCAAACCCACAGATCTTCTAAAGCTTCATCAAGACCTATTTCATCGTTATAGTAAGAAGCGAACGCGCTTTCATCCCACCAATAACCCTCGATAGTTTTGGTTTGCGTATTAATCCAAATGTTAGGACCACCAAAGGCCACTAGAACTCTTGCACCAATATATTGTTTTTCACTAGTAACGATGTATTGAATATCTAGCACATCTTCAAGGTAGTCAAACCCGTGTACGGGTTCGCCTTCTTCATTTGTTAGGCCATTATCTAAATCATGTGCAATACTATCAACATGATTTTGAAGGTTTGATTTAGTTTTCACACTCATATCAAAAATCCCATTCTATGTGATCGCGTACAGCGTCGAGATTGCCAAGCGCGTAGTTGAATTCGATGTTTGGATTTTCCATAGCTATTGACGGTTCTATTAGATATTCACCGCATATCGCTAGGAATTCCCAACGCTTCTCTATTTCGCGCGTTGTTGCGCTTTTGTGATCTATTTCTAATGTATCCATTTTATATTTCCTTTGTTGCGGTGGCAATTGCTTGCGCTTGTGTTTTTCCATTAGCTTCTAAATAATCACATCTAAGATTAAAACGTAGGTTTATAGCTTCATCATTAGGATGACTTATAAGACCTTCAAATATTAACTCATCAAAATCATTTCTTTCCATTTTTTTATCCTTTCTAGGAATGAAAAGGGACGGTTTGCACCGTCCCTAAGTTTTATTATTCGCCAGCTACTTTTAACACTGGCATATGAACTTTACCGTTATCATGTGAAAACGCTTGTACGATCTCGTTCATTAGTGCTTGAATTCCTGAACGCTTGTAGCTTTCACCGTGCTCATGGGAGCAAGCTAACGCCTCGACTAATATAACAGCGTCCTTTTGCGTTAATTCTACATTAATGATTACGTCTTCTGTGTAACTATATTTCATGATAAATCCTTTCTATATGTTAATCATGTGAGTACAGTCTGCATTATATCCTTGCAGAATGCAACAATAAAATGCATTTAATAATAATTAATTCGGGTGGGTATTTTAGCGGTTCGGGTTCGGGTTTCGGGCTTTCGGGCTTCTATTTTAACCAGAACTTGACGCGCTCTTTATAGTTATAACTATAACTATAATATATTAGGTTTGATGACCAACTTGAATGATGGACACCAGCTCGCTGCCAGTGTCCATCCAGGATTTAGTTTTTCCTTGTCTTTGCCCAATATTCTTCTTGGGTCGTTTTCTTTTGAAGCTCTGCAAGGTTATCAAGTGACTTAGAAAAGCTATTCTTTTCCTCCATCTTAAGTGGACCTATTATCAAGGACGCTTCATCCTTGGTTAATGGCAACTTCAATGTAATATCTTGAAGAGCTAGTTCTGAGGCCAGTTTGTTTATGACCCACAATTGCTTTGATGTTGCTAGTTCTGACATTTTCTATCCTTTCTGAATAGTGGTTAATATCAAGTTGGACACTCTTGCGAATGTCCAATCAGCTATTAACTATGCCATAATCTGAAATATTTGTGTGCTGTATATTCAGACCTTTTAACTATTTTAGAGCTAGAGATATGCTTTGTCATGTTGCCATTTTCTTGTGCTATTTGGTCAACATCCTTGTGCTTTCTAGTGCATAAGTTCTTAAGCATATTTGTAGCATCCCAATCTGATTGGATACCGTCATTAAATTGAGTGTTTAAAATCTCGACCAATGCTTCAAGAACTAAAGCTTTGTCATCATTTGCAGCAATCTTGGCCACTGCGTTTGTCATCTGTCTTTTACTTACTGGCATTGTTCTATCCTTTCAAAATAGATGGGAGGGCTTGCACCCTCCCGTTAATTATTTGATTGTACACATTAGATTGTACATCATCATTGCACCAGTCATGACGTGGATGTCATGACTAGCTTCGAGCCATGCTTGCATGTCTTCCATGCTATCTGGCGTTGCAAACAAACCGTGTGGTTTGTGTACTGGTTTCTCTTCTGTTTTCCAGTCTTCCATCATCTCATTAAAACTCATTGGTCTATCCTTTATAGTTGTTTCCATACTTACAGTATGCTCACAGATCTCCGACAGTGTCAACAAGTAAATGCAAACTAAATGCAATTAATCTCTGTCAACTGTTACGTTACGTCACGTTCACCTTATGTTCCAAAACCCCATGTCAAGTGTGACGTTACGTCACTTATTATTGTGACGCTACGTAACGTTCACCTTATGTTCCACAGCCCACTAGCTCTCAGATCCTTGCAGACGTCCGCACGCTGGGGGTAACTTGGGGCAAGTGGGTCGGGTCTCGGCCAGGGTCAGGCCCCCCACACCCCCTTAAAATCGGGCCGCCGCTTCAGTCCCGCCCTCCCACCCTAGATGAACA